TACCGTTTCTTCAAGCCATGCGTCAAGCGTTATCTGATCTCGCATGTGCAATCTAAATTTTTCTATATTGAACCCACTGAGTGGGACATGGCTTTGTTTCTTCCGCTTGATAGATTTGTTGGAGCAAGTAAAAATGTTGTCTACAAAGACAGTCGCAATAGGATTTAACCATGCCATTTAATGTAGCAGTTTTTAACTCACAAATATCTAGAACAGGTATCGCAGCACCTTCACACTTTGAAGCTGTTATAACACGAGGTCCAGGTGGTAGAACACTACCTGGTTTAGAGGTAGGTATGCGCTTTCGTATCGAAGCAGTTAATCTACCTGGGCGCACCTTGACAACATTGGACCAACAATATCATGGGCCAGTTCGCGCAATGCCATATCGTTTTACACACCAACCAGTTACTTTCACAGTTATTCTCTCGCGTGACATGCGCGAGCGCGAAGCATTTATGAAATGGCAAGATTATTTTGTTGGGCATCATCGTACTAATTATAATACAGCCATTGTACCAGGAATGTTCGACTCAAAATATTATGATGATGGCATTGGAGAATTTGAAATTTGGCAATATTCACAACCAACACCTCAACAATTTCCAACACAGAGCCCTAGAGTAGCAGGTAGTCCAGCATTCAATCAAACACCCGGAACTGGGTTAGGTAATCCTGGACTTACAATGCAAGATCAACCGGACCATATCATTCAAAATCAAATCAAATTTCTAGAAGCTTACCCAAGCACTGTAAATGATATTGCTATGTCATGGGGTGATGAAGGATATGCAAAGCTTCAAGTTGAAATGAGATATCGCACATCTATTGAAGCTAATAGATCATTCAAAAACAGTTCAGATTTTGTTATTGATTGGATTGGAAATGACCCTGGAATGTTTGGGGTTTAATATTAAACAAGTGAGGTAAATTATGGCACTACCAAAATTGGCTACACCAAAGTTTGGATTAGAACTACCATCAAACGGAGAGAGAATTAATTTTAGGCCGTTTGTTGTGAAAGAGGAAAAGATGTTGCTTATGGCTGCATCTGCTGAAGACCAAAATTCCATGATTGATGCTGTGAAAGATGTTATCGCCGCATGTGTCGTTAGTGATATTAATGTGGATAAGCTACCATATTTTGACCTTGAATATATCTTCCTCAACATTAGAGCGAAGTCAATTGGTGAAATCGTCAAGATGGAATATCGCCACACCGGCAGTGTAAATTACGCTGGCATCGCATGTGAAGCTGTTACACCAGTTGATATCAATCTTGAAGAAGTGAAGGTCCAAAAAAGTGATAGTCACTCAAGTAGAATTGATCTTGATGGCATTCTTGGTATGGAAATGCGATATCCTACCATCAGTGATATCAAACAGATTACTCAGGGTGACGATGAAATTGAGATGTTGGCTAAATGTATTATGTCAGTATATGACGCAGAAGAAGTTTACGAACCGGATAATTTGGCTGATTCAATTCAGTTTATTGAAGGCCTCAATAGCGTCCAGTTTGCTAAGGTAATGCAGTTCATTCAAACGATTCCAAAGCTAAAGCATTCGTTTAGTTATAAGTGTCGTGGTTGTGGGCAAGAAGATACCGTTACGTTGGAGGGCCTGTCTGATTTTTTTTAATGGTCCTCTCTCATAACACACTAGCAAACTACTATCAAACCAACTTTTCGCTTATGCAACACCACAAATATTCTCTGAGTGACATTGAAGGAATGATACCCTGGGAGAGGGATATTTACGTTAAGATGCTCCTTGAATACCTTGAGAAACTAAAAGAAGAACGCGAACGAGGATAACAAATGGCTAAAAAGCCAGGACCAGTAGCAGGCAGTTTAGGAAACACCGATTACTATTACAAGAGTGATGGTACGGTTGTGGATGAGAACGGCATTCCCGCGTCTGCGCGAATTTCCGCGATGTTTGCTGCACCACCTCCCGTTGAAGAAGCTGCTGTTGTGATAGCAGCACCTAAGAGAAAGAAAAAGAATAACGCTCAAATTGCTGGCGTATTGAAGAACACCAAATACTACTATGCACCAGATGGTTCTATCCTTGACGATCAAGGCAAACCAGCACCAGATAAGATTGCTGCATATTTTCCACCGCAAGAAAAACGTGAAGCAATTGCTGCTGCAATGCCAAAAGCACCAGGCATAAAGGCCGCAACTAAAGCAACAGGTGTACCTAGCAAGGTTATCAAGCAATTCAATCGAAACGTATCTATCGCTACCAATCTGATTACCACAAACCAGAAGATAATGGAATCATATCCAAAACTGTTTGAACAGATGGCTGGCGTTGTTCAAAAGATGACAGAGCAAAATGAAACTGTCATCCGTACCATGATTCAAAATAACCAAGAATTTCAAGATAAAGTTATTGAGACGTTGACTGGCACTAAAGCACCAACACAAGCTGGTGGTTCTGTAGCACCAAAGCCTGGGCGTAAAGGCGCTGGGCGCAAATCACTCAAAGCTTCGCGAAGCACCGCAGTTCTTGCGCGGGCGCAGAGAATGCAGCAATCTCGATCTGCTAAAAATACGAGAGTAGGTATAGGTCTTGCGGTAGCAGGCGCAGCAATTGCTGGCGGCGCTGCTTTGATTGCAACTAGTCCAGGCGGCGGTGGTCCCGGCGGTGGTCCTAGTGGTGAAGCGCCACCAGGTGGAATGTGGCCCAATACGCCAGCATCTGGTAGCAATAAACAAATCCTTGAAACGATAAAAAAACGCGAATCTGATGGTAACTATAACATCCGTTCAAAATCATCTAGTGCATCTGGTGCTTATCAGTTTATTGATGGCACATGGCGTTCACGCGCACAGGCAGCTGGCGTAGATATACAAAAATATCCACGAGCATTTATGGCTCCACCAGATGTACAAGATAAAGTAGCAGATGTTTATATTTCTGAAGTTCTTCGTCAAAATAATAATGACGTATCAAAAATTCCACTTGTTTGGTATACTGGTAATGCTCAAGGTCGCATGTCTGCGAAAGCACTGGGTGTCAATAAAGGTTTAACACCACAAGCATATCAAGCGTCATGGATGAAAACATACCAGCAAATGGGCGGTAATGTTCAAACTGCTGCTGCTCAACAAACAACACCAGCTGCACCTGCAGCACCATCTGGTGGGCCAACCACTGCACCAACAACTCCAGCCGCAACTACAGGTGCACCCCAACGTAGACCTTCTGCGACACCAGAAGAAGCTGCAACGCATCAAGCCAACGTAACGATGCTAAAAAATATAAACGATCTTGCAGCGAAAAAAGGTCCTGGTGCTAGACTCGGTGAAGCTAATGAAGCAAAGAAAAAAGAACTAGAAGGAAAAGTAGCAGCATTCAATCAGAAATTTAGTCTTGCGCCTATGCAGCAAGCTGGTACTGTGCGCCCACTAGATACGACAGGTGCACCATCGCAGCAACAAGTGCAGACTTCGCTTGCGAGTTTGGGTAATACATCTAAGCCTAACAACGTAACAGGAAATGTCGATGTATCCAAAGTAGATCCCGAACTAATGAAAAGATTTTATCAAGCGGCTAGAGAATATGGTGGTCCTGTTAGAATCAATTCTGCTTATCGCGATGACGCATATCAAGCACAGCTTTGGGTTCGCGGTAATATTCTTCGTGAACCAGGTATCTATACACCCGCAAGACCTCAAAACACTCAAGTTGTTACGGTTGGTGGGCAATCGTATACAGTTCCAGGAAGTGGTAGAGGTTCTTCGCACGGAAAAGGCCAAGCTTTGGATATTAATCCTGGATTAGGATCAGCGTTTCAAGGTATTCTTGCTAAGTATGGTGTGTCGTTTCCATTTGGTGGTAGTGATCCGGTGCATATTCAATTGGCAGGTGGTAGTAATTATCAAGCACCTTCGACATCGGTTCCTGGTGCACCTGCACCAGATTATAATGCAGGTGCACCTGGTGGTGGTGGAGGTAGTAGAATGGCCGGCGCTTCACAAGATTATGCTGTGAATCGTGCGTGTGCGTGTCCACCAGTTGATACAAACATTATCAATAGAACCGTCACGAATGATATTAGAACCAATATATTTCAACAAATGGCAGGACCAACATATCGCCCAGAAGCAATGCTGTCACCATTTATGATTGGCGCACAAATTGGTTCTGCTCTTAGAAGGTTATTTTAATGGCTATTTCAAAACTCGTAACTGGTACACCATTTGAACGACCAGCAATAACATTTAGTACCAAGTCTGCTGATAGTAATATGCAGAAAGCATCATCGTCGCTATTGACTAACAAGAGTTCAATGGCAGACCTTGCGGACTCTATGTCGCGTTTGAATATTCAACTAACGCAGTTGCAAAAAGTATCCAACGAGATTATGAAAAGCATCGCAAGCGTTCTAAAGACTGTTGCTAAGGTTGACAGAGATATGACAGACCGTTTTAGAACATTGAATAAAGAACTGGCTGCGTCTCGTACAGAGTTTACCAGAAGTCTAGCTGCTATAACACCATCGCTTACCGGTGGTGCTGGTGCTACTATCAGTGGTGCTGCATTAGGTGCTGCGGCACCAGCTGCGGCAGCGGACGCTATTCCTTCGAGTGGCGATTCCACGTGGGACGCATTCATTTCATTTTTAAAAATTGCTGCGCCACTATTACTCGGTAAAATCGGTAAAAAGTTAGCAACAATGGCAATTCTTGCTGCTACGGGTATTGGGTGGATTGGCGTTGCGATTGGTCTTGCATTATCAATCGGTGATGCTATTGAATTGTATAAATTATGGAAGCAATTTAAAAATGAAAACCCAGATCAATCTGAAATTGATGGCGCAATGGCATCATATAATAAAGCTCAACCACCAATAGGTGCACCACAGGGAGCACAATTAACCGATATGTCAATGTCTGGTGAAACTGGTGCATTTGCTGAGGCTGCTGGTTCGAAAGCAAAAAGTGGATCTGGTGCACCTGAAGGTGGTGCAGGTCCTGCCGCTGCTTCTACTAGTGCTGCTGGAACGACAGGGTCTAGTACACGCGAAGCTAGTGCGGAAGATTTATATAAGACACCAGGTAGCGATGCTAACGATCCATCAAAGGCAGCTGCGTCAACTCCAGCAGCGCCAGCTGCGTCAACTCCAGCAGCGCCAGCTGCACCAACAGATATGTCAATAGGTGGTGAGACCGATGCATTTGGTGCTGCTAGACAATCGGCGGCTGCACCACAACCAATGAGAAGACCTGCGGAAACTGCGCCTGCTGCAACTACAGGTGCACCTATAATGGCACCGCCTGATCCACACGCTAAATCTAAAGCTATGTTTCAACAACAACAGGACATGGAAAGAAACGGAGATTCTGGTGCTACTGCGATGTTCTTTGCTGCGGATCAACAGAGACAAAAAGAACTTGCTGGTTTAAAAGCTATTGCGGCTGCACCTGGTGCACCAGTAGAAGCAAAGAAAGCCGCTGCTAAATCTATTCAAGACGCGACAAATCCGGCTACGTTCGGACGTGGTGGTGGGCACACTACAGGTGAAACAACCGGCGCTATTGGTCGTGGTGGTGGCGACCATACTGATCCTCGCATGTTAGGGCGAGGTGGTGGTAGTCATACATTACCAACAGACGGATTACCTGGCGGTGATACTGGTCTTAGTGATAGAGATGTTCGCTCGGCTAATATGCAAAATGCATCCAACATCATGGAAGCAAAATATAAAAAAGAAGATGAAGATGCTATGGGTGCAACACATGCAAAAGGTATAACAGCCACCGTAGATTCTAATGCTGCGCGTGATGCGATGTTAAACATGCAAGGTATAGATGATAAAGATAGAGCTAATGATGTAAGATATAAACCAAAAGAGGAACAACGCGCTGAACAGAACGCTAAAGTGGCTGCTGGTGCAACACCAGCGGCGGCTGGTATGCGAGCAGGCCCAAAAGCATTTGGTGCTGCTATTAGTGGTGGACCTGAAGCTAATGCTGAGAACCCACCAGCTGTACCAGGGGCTGGCGCACCATCAGCAAAACCTGCTGCAACAGCACCAACTAAGATTGAACCAGAGGGAGACGAGTCGGCTGGTTATAAAGGTAAGTTAGGTCAAATCTTACAGACAAATATGAATGATTATAATGTGATGAATAAGAGCGCAGGTGGTGATACTAACGTCACACCAAACATACCTCTCTCAGCAACTAATCCATTCTTGAATAGATTTTTTGGTAAACAGAAGATGGAAAATCATCAATAAAAAAAGGGGGAACCGAAGTTCCCCCAAGTGTCTTACTCGTCATCCTCAGCAAGCTTTTCAAAGAACGACAAATCGTCATCATCTACAGCCTTAGCCTTAGGAGCTGGTGCCGACTTCCCTACTGCTGGTGCAGCCATTGAACGGGCAGTCGGACGGTCAAAAGGGATATCATCCTCATTGCGATAAGATGCGCCAGCTGGCTCAGCAAGAACCTTCTCCAGCTTTGTCTTCAACTCATCGTAAGACTTGAAGTTAGACGGCGCAAGAAAAGCCTGAAGCGAATGAGCACCCTGCCACATTGCAGCCATATCCTCATCACTAGCAAGAGCAGCTGGTGCATCAAACTCAGATTTATCGTAATTGCGATAGCCTTCGACCTTACGAATCTTTAGCTTGAAATTAGCACCATCCCACAATTCAAAAGGATTGAATGCGTTTACTGGATCGTACTTAGGATTTTCTGGGCTGCGACCCTGTTCATCGAAAGGAGGATGCATGACTTCATCCAGCTTATCCCAAATCTTCTTACCGAACTTGAAAAGAAAGACTTTACCTTCATTCTCAGGATGTGCAGGATCCTTGAGTACGACGATATTTGAGATGTAGTTGAGACGACGCTTACGCTGACGGACAATTTCCTTGTCCTTTTCGTTGCCAGAATTCCAAAGCTTGGAGTTCATCTCAGATACAGGATCTTGCTGACCGATGGTTGTCAAAGAGTTCTCAATATACCAACCACCTGGGCCTTGAAAGCCGTGATTCCAAACACGAACCCACGGAACTTCTTCACCAGCAGGAGCAGGAAGAAAGCGAATAACAGCAAAGCCATTACCCATCTTATCTACTTCGGGCTGCCAGAAACGCTCGTCCTTAGACGAACCAGTTTCCTTAGTTGATAGCTTATTGATTTCTTTGGTAAGACGCTCAAGTGAGGATTCGCGATTGCGCTTGAGGTTCATAAATGCTTCATTCATTTGTATATCTCCGTTGTATGTGTTGTATGGATTTTTTATTCACTCAATCATAATAACATGTTATTTATACACTATTCTAGTGCAAATGTCAAGACAAAAACACCTGACGCATAATCTTTTTGATGTTATCAGGATCAACTCTCACAAATGGCCTGTACTTCTTTAACTGACGATACACCTCAGGCCATATGATGGTATCGCCAATTACCTTGTTCCATGCATCAAGCACATTAAAGGCAATATCAAAAGCAATCACGGTTTCCGCAGAGACCTTATTGCCCATATAAAGTTTGATTAATTGTGGATGTTCACCAGTCGTCTTCAATAGAGACTTCGGATCGTCCACATCATCAACGATTTTATTTAGTTCTTCTTTGAGCTGGTACGAGAAAGTTTCCATGCGCTTCAACCAAGCAACATAAACTTTCTCTGACTCGGGTCCTGACATATCACCGACCCATCGCACACCGGCAGACGAGACAAAGTTAGCGACAAAGAAATTGGTTAGTTCATCGTCGCTATATTTGCGCTCTATCTTGCGAAAGAGATATTGATCCTTGCGTTTTAGAAATGACGCTTCGGATATTTTTTTGATTTTGCCAGAGTATTTGATGAAGTCATAGTCGGATGTGAAGTGAAGCTTGAGGGCCTGATAGCGTTGGTATGCTGTCATGCCTTCCATATTTTCCAACCACGCTCTTCCATCTTACTGATACGCCACGGTGCAACCAGTTCCATAATGCCGCACTGATTAGACCGAATCTGTGTGTTCTTAATCGTATCAAATACGTCGCGTGTGATATAGAGTTTATCATTGTACGGTGTATATGATATGCAGCAATGCACCATATCAAAATGAGCAATGAGTTCCGCGCGTGTGGTGTATGATGTAGTAACGAACTGGTTCTTATGATTCATATCAAACGCAGTAAATTCAATCTTGTCATTGTTCATATAGTCGGTACTACCGATCTTGAACATACCAGGTTTATCTAAGATCCTTGCATCAACATATTCTTTGACGTACTGTTTTGTCTTAGCATCATCAAGAATGAACACATCAATATCATGCGGCAGTTCTTTATTGAGGAAAGACGCGAAACAGCCACCAGCAACAACTACCTTTTCATTGTGCATGAGTTTTTCTGGCACAAACTTGAGATAGTTATTCTTTAGAACATACTTCATATTACGAATCTCGGCCTGTTCTGCATCGGTAAACAATGCATTGCGCGCCATCTGTTCGTGCTTATAGTCAATACCAAGTATATCATCAATGGACCCTTGCCTTGTGACAGATCCATTTGGATTTGCCATCCATTGACCCAACGTGGGTAAAGTTGTCGTGGTAATCACTGTACCATCGGCTGCATAATCATAGATGCCATCAGAATGTGATATTGAAGGATTAGGCAATTGATTGGCCTTTTGGTTGAGAATTTCACGGAGTTTATCATACGGAACTGCCATAACTTGACCTATAGCTTCTAAGATAATTTGATAAGGATCTCTCGCATCTTCGAGTTCATAGCGAGAGACTTGTTTTGATTTATTAGTTACCGAGTAGTTGATAGTAAAAGTATCAAGACCAAAATCTTGATAGATGTGAATGTGGTCAAGATTTAGATTGCGTATCCACATTTGGATATCGCGCATAGGGGTTACCGTAGATATCATATCGGAAGCTTTGCTCCAGTGCGTTTGATTAGATTAGAACCTAGCGCCTCAGATTGAATAAGCTTCTTGATCTTTGGTCCGATGAGACGAGGCACGCTCTCGGGTTCAAGCCCGGACGCGGTACACACGTCCAAGCAAGCGTCAATATATGTCATACCTTTATTGAAGACACGATCTTCCACCATGCGAGCAAATGTTTCGCTTGTCATAATGCTCGCTGGTGTATCGTTCATGCTTGCAATCATTCCTTCTTGTGCTTCAGACCTGCCATCTCTATCTCCTCCAAAGAACGACCACATCCCGTGCATCTTCCATCATCTCCAAGTTTGCAAATTGAAACACAAGTTCCAAGGTCTTTAGGCACAATAGGTAAATCATTAGCATTTAGTTTACGCAATGATTCTACTAGACCAGAGTTAGGAGCAACGGTTGTCGTCACAGAACCAAACATCATCGAATCAAATTGCGCTGATGGAGAAATAATAGACGACATCACTGGTCCAATACCTACAGGATGAATTGTTTGCCCCTGCGGTAATGTCGCATAGCCTGCTTTATCATACTTAGGAATCACACGACCAGTATCATATTCAAAATCAATCGGCACTGGTACTGCGACAGGATTCTTTTTGATGGGTGGCATATTTGAAGCCATCGGACCGCCAGTGTTCTTGCGCTTGATATCTTCGCTAAGAAGTTCGGGCCAATAAAGCTCTAGTGCGCTGCAAGCCTCAGTGCAAACAAAGAAGTGATATTCACCAGGCCGAACGCTAGTAAAGTCACCTGCTCGGAGAACAGTAACATCGGTAAGCTCGTAGTTATTCTTTCGTACATGGATTTCCAGTACTCCTGATTCGACGTAGAATCCATTCCATTTATGTTCATGTAGGTGCTCCGAGCAGCGAAAACCTGCCTTTACGTTGATCTTATGTAGCTCGACCAATGCGTTCTGAATAATAACACTGGTGTCACCCCAAATCTTACCTGTCACGTTAGCCATGAGTAGTGCCGTCCTCTTCTTCCTTTGTCAAATCAAATGGGCCATGAAATACGACTTCTCTATCGGTAGCTTCCCAACCGTCGTTCTCAAGACCTTCGTGCCACTCTTCATCAAACAACTCTTGGATACGCTCTTGCTCTTCTTCGTCCATGTCATCAGGAAAAGTCCACGAACACGCGACGCCATCATCAAAGCTATGATCCATCAAATCATAGTCAAGCGAATAGATATCAATACCATTATCATCATCAAGGTCAATATCCTCAACGGCTTTGAGATAATCCTTGAAATCTACATCGTCAGGAACATCGAACTTGGCATAACCCCAACGCCACCAAGTCTCGTATTCAATAACTTGCCCATCTTTATTGAAGTATTCAGTTTCCTGAATGTTCTTCTTATAGCGAGTTTCCAGCTTCCAAATTGCCATTGTCTAACCTTTCACTTCTTTTCACTACATCGTCAATCTCAAGTAAACTATACAACAATGCGTCGAACTTGTCAAGATAAATCATGTTCGGACCATCGCACGGTGCATTATTTGGATTCTCGTGGACTTCCATAAACAAGCCAGCAATACCTACAGCCGTGGCTGCGCGAGCGATGAGTGGTACAAACTCACTCTGCCCACCAGAGCTTGATCCATTACCACCTGGTAGCTGTACAGCATGGGTGCAATCCATGAAGACTGGGTAACCCCAATACTTCATAATCTCAAGCGAGCGCATATCGACCACAAGGTTCTTATAGCCAAATGTAGTACCACGCTCAGTCAATATGATTTTCTTACAGCCAAAATGCTCAAGCTTCTTTACTACGCTACCCATTTCTTCGGGCGCCATAAACTGGCCCTTCTTCACATTGACTGGCTTATGCGTTTGTGCAGCCGATTCAAGAAGGTCAGTTTGCCGACAAAGAAATGCGGGGATCTGAATAACATCAGCATTCACTGCACCACAATGCCAGTTTTCGTGTACGTCCGTGAGGACTTCAATGCCCCTACCACGGACGGCATCCATCCCATAATAAGCTTCATCAAACCCCATACCTCTATAAGCAGTTGCGGATGTTCGATTAGCCTTATCGAAGGACGTCTTATAAATGAAATTGATTTCTTGCCCGAAGCGTTTGCCAACGCTTTCTACGATATCATGCAGCGACTCTGCCATAAAGATGGCATGTTTCTGTGACTCGAAAGCACAAGGACCAGCAATGATGCTAAGTGGTTTTGAGTTGCCACATTTATCGTAGAATGCCATTACAAATCCTTATATCTAGCGTCGATCTCTTTTATTCTGTCTTTCATATACTGAACGACCCATCGCTTCTGTGGATCGTTCTCGCTCATTGAGATTAGCACATTATTCAATTCGTCTACGAAGGCTGCTTTTCTTAGAGTGTCTATCGAATAATTATATCTAGCTTTCATGGTTTAGTCCCACAGTGAGCGATAGTATTTTCCGAAAAGCTTGAATGCGTTTCGCTTACGCTCTTCGAAGATATCATTTTCGGCACGATACTTTTCCCAATTACCTTGTTCGTCATCTGGCGGAACAAGCATGTCGGTAAAGCCTTCCTGATCCATCTTCTTGACAATGCTTCTACCAAGTTCAGGAAACGGCGGCGCATCGGGATCATCGTTTGCTTCCTGATAGAAAGCCCAGATCATCTCATCAAGGATCCAGTTCCACCGATCAAAGAACAAATCATCGGTATCCCACTCTTCTTTCTTAGGTGGTGCGTTAGTTGAACGCAGATGCTCAGGCACATCCTCGTCATCAGTGAAAGGTGCACCATGCTTGGTGTTCTTCAACTGTACGAGCATAGGATGAATGATAAGGGAAAGTGTGTGATCCATTGACCATGTGTCATAAGGATCAATTCTTACGATCTCGGTGCGCTTACGCTTTTCCTGAATCCAATTACAGAAAGTGCCGACCCAAGTATCTGCAAGCCAGTCACCAAACTGGTCCTTAAGCTTATAATCCCACCGCTCAAGCTCATCGTCGTACCGACGCTTTGTCCAGAAGAAAACATAGTCGGCAATCTGATACGGTCCGTACCAGGT